TGGTAATACCTTAAAGGGATTGGATAGAAGCTCAGTTATCAACGTGGCTCCTCTGTTCTTACCAATCTTAGCTAGTCCTGTTACTGCCCACAAAGATACTGAACCCATTGCGATAATGATATTTGGATTGGCTTCTTCTATTTCTTTGTGTAACCTTTGAATGTCTTGCTCATATTCTTGCTTAAGATATCCTTCACTTGTTGGGGCGTAAGGTGAACGCCACTCGGTTGTCTTGCATAATCTTTTGTATTCACTTCTCTTATGAAAGAAGTATTGTGCTGTGTTCTGGTGGGGTTTTAATTGTATAGTGTGGGTGAGTAAACAGTTGTCGAGGTTGATACCTGCAATGTCACAGAGTTCGGCAAATACTTTTCCCGTGCCCCCACGCAGGATAGTATTAGCGATTGTTTCACTGTTGGTAGGGTACTCGAATACGAACGCAATCTTACAAGCCTCGGCTGATTGAGGCTTGCGTGATGATACTCGTTTATATACTGCATACTCACCCATAGGACTACTTCTTAATTATCCTTTTGATGGACGCTTGAAGTATGTCCTTGTTTCTGCCAACCATTTCATGCTTGACAATACCACTAAAGGTCTGGCCAATTGCTTGCTCAAGCAACTCACTGAACGACGAACTGTCATCCATTTCCAATCCCTTTAATAGAAAGGCTTTCAATGACAAAGCTGGATTGCTTTGTTGCATTGCTTTTGGTGTAGCCCAGAACTCAATACGAGTTGGCTCGGCATTTACCAAATCCGAATCTGCTAAATCAGATTGGATCACACCAACGGCTTTACAATTCATGCGTACCAATGGTGTTTGATTTTCCCCCACCTTATCCGAACGATAAGAAGTGATAGTGAAATCGTAGCTACCTTCTGGTAGTGTTACTGATTCAGGTATCTCACCTGGGGTCATGTTTAAAAAGTCTAAAACATCTGACATTATTTGCCTCCTGTTGTTAATTTAGTTTGAGCATTCTTTTGAATAGCCTCGAATAGTTTTGCTAAATCACATTCAGTATTAGCTTCAACACGACTAGGTGCTGTGATCTTTAAATCCATCTTGTGATCTGAGACTGTTCTTAGGGTACGCTCAGTGCCCTTACTTGAAGACCGTGTGTCTATCCTACATACACAGTTGAAGTATCTTCCTATCTTAGTAGATAGTTTAGATCCCACACTTGTTGGGTATGCTTTGGATACACCTAAGTCTCCTTCCATGTACTGCATATGCGTAGTTACTACTACATTACACGGTACCTCTGAACCTGTTATATACTGTATGATATGTTGAACATCCCTTGCGGCTGTCCCCCATTCTGGTTGACTAGGTTGGTCGGTGGATTTCTTATTGTTGAAAACCAGGGCACCACGTAATGCTGCCTCGCCCATCAAAGTCAAGCTGTCTATAACAAGTACATCTTTATTAGTCCAAGTTTTAACTGAACCAAAATCTTCGTCGCCATCCTTCCAGTTAGTAATCATTTGTACGCCCTTACGGAAAGCTGTTGCTTGTCCTAAAGAATCTTTACAAGTAACAAAGGATACATTTTTAACTGCATCTTTATTTAAAAACTCTGGAAGAATAGATAGACCGTCATCAAAATCTAGGATACGTAAATTGTATCCAGCATTTGCAAGCGAGGCTAGTGCTGTGGTTTTACCCGAACCACTATCCCCTACCAACATAAGCTTTGTATACTCTGCTGACTTGTGTGTTTTAATGTTTGCCATTTTTATCTCCTGTGAAGTTAACATACTAACATGAATTGCTTTCCGTGTCAATACTTATTTTATTCTTTCATCAATAATTTTACCAATTACAAATACCATAAGTGTAATGAGTAATAAATCTGCTAGGATTAATCCCAACAAAATGTTGACGATCATGATACCCACCTTAAATACCAACCAACTAAGTCTATTATACTTAATATTATTATTATATTTAATAGAGTAGTGGTATCAGAATACCATTTATCTCTTTGATATTTATTCTTTTTATTATACTGCTTCTGCATAAGCCTCCACTAAATCTGGATGAGGTTGTTTATCGAAATCATTATCCAGGAAAAGATTACGACGATCAGGTGAAGCTGAACAGACTTCTTTAAATCGACAGCCACCATAGTTGTTACAAGCAGTGAAATCTGCTGGGTAATATTGTTTATTAAAATAATTTGTTGATGTATCTAATGTATGCATGGCATCTTTATACCATTCCATTATTAAATCTGTTGGTACATTATACACACTACGATCAAACCTAGTGAAGTGCACACCTGTTTGTACAGCATCAATAATAAATCCTGCTACGTCCAGACCTAGTACTTCCCTGGCAGCCCATAGATAACTGAACACTTGATTGTTCGGCATGAAGTTACCAAAGTAATTAGAGTTAAGTGTTGTCTTCGTTGTCTTAACATCGCATAGATATAACTTACCTTCTAGTTGTACTACCTTATCAATACGACCAGAGAATCTGTACTCTCCATTACCAAAGGGTACTTCAAACCTTTGCTCAAGGCAAGGCTCGCCGTCTGGCATGGTAGCTATTTCAAATAGGTCTTCCCAAAATTCTTCTGCTCTCCAGGTAATAGCTCGTAAAGCTGCAGTCAACCCCCGTGCCTTATCTTCTGATAAGTTTAAAGCCTCACCAAATTCCAGGAGCACATGCTTTATAGCTGCTACCACAGCTTCATCCTTTGTTGCCCCCTTGAATTTCTGAATGTCAAGGACTTCAAGTCCTTCGTGTACAGCAGAACCAAAGCCTGTTGCCATGCCGTATGTCTTAGACTTATACCCTTGTAGGTTAGTCCAGTTGTACATACGGGGGCATGATAGGAATGATGATAGACTTGATGTATCCCATATCTTTTGAATAGGGTTACCGTCTTGTAGTATAAACTTCTTTAGTCTATCTGGTTGTTCCATTATGCCTCCTTAACTAGCATGTCCAATACATTTGTTTCGTATTGTTTAGGTTTAGTTCTTGATGATTTACTGGTGATACGTTTACCTGCCTTCTCTGTTGCTCGGATGTTTTCCCGGGTAGCACGTAAGTAAGTAACAATAGTTTGTATATCTTCCTCACTCTCTGCTAATTCCAATGGGTCTTTATCTAACAAGTCGACAGGTATAACTAACTCATCTTCTTGCTTTACTTCATCAGTCATTACTCTCTCCTAACTTTGTAAAGTGTGGTTCGTTTTGACCAGGTACTACGTTGATGGCACGTAACTCTGCATCTGGAATAGTAACTAATCCTTGTAACACATATGGTATTGGGTATCTACATACATACTTACGTAGTTCCTTGCTCCATTCTATTTTACATTTCTTAAATATTTCTTCAGCATGTTCTTTAGAGTCAGCCTCAACTAACCAATGCTGTGTATTCATATGTGATGTTGTAATATCGTATTGCATATCTCTCCTTATTTTATTATTAATAGTATCACAGATAGAAAAAATGTCAAGCTAAAAGTTTAACAAAATTCCTACTGCAAATATAAACATGGCTATTGAATTGACTGTCATCAATGCTCGGTCATGCCACATGTAACCGACAATAAACCAACCAGTTACTCCACCTAAATGGAAGAACAAATTGAGTGGGCTTATCTCTACTGCTGTTAACACCATGCCTATGATGATGATAACAGAAGCAGTCCATTTAATATACCAGGATTTACCGTGACCCGGTGTTACCTTCTTAAAAGTTTGGTTCATATTCGTGCCCCCTTTCATGTAGTTCTTTATAGTATTCATACAACTTTTTAAATTCGTGGTATGCTCTCCACCTATCTTCAAACTCTGCATTGTACATTTCATCTTCCCAATGTTTCATTCGTGTAGGTACATGGATTATTCTTTTATCCATACTCTCTCCTAATGTAATGTTGGTTTAATTAGAGACCCATTCTCTAACCAATCTACCTCGTCAAGTTCATTGTCTTTTGTGAATGCCTCAACGAGTGGACCTTTCTCCAGGATAGTAGCGACAGCGCTGCTAAACATATGCAAGGTACTCATTGTTCCTGTTCGCATAAGTAACATACGCAAACCTAACTCTAACATAGCACTGTTAATAATATCCACAGGATATTTCTTGGACAGTTCTGTGATAGGCTCACGCATTTCTTCTATACATTTAGTAAACATATCTTCTAGTTTATCTTTCTTCATAGTTGCTTTCCTTCATCTGTCTTTAATATTAAAGGTTGTTGTTCTAATGATGATGTAATAACTACATCACCACCCTTCTCTATAATCTTAAGATGATTATATTTATTCTCATCTACTGATTCATTATCTTTCATTTGTATTTTAAATGACTTAATAAATCTATGCATACGCATACGCAAAGCAAAGGTGTTGTCGCTTGGTATCTCTACCCTAGGTTCATCTGATTCAGATGTATCTAGATACTCAACTGCCCTATCTAATGCGTCTGAAATATCTGTCGACTGCAATAGGTTCTGCGTCTTCGGATTCCATGCCATTGGTAGCCTCCTCTTGTTGTAGTTCATAGTCGTCTTGGTCTAAAGTCAAATCATCTATATCTATTTTTGATTGACCAGTTGGTATCTGTACTGAGTAGCCATCCATTACAAAGTCTCCTTCATCCAGGATGTCTTCATCTCTTGGCGTTGCTTCCCGTAAACCTACACCCTTACTCCATTTACTTTTCTTTTTCTTTTTCATAATCTTTTTTCCTTACAAATATATAAACTGTGAAACATAGAAAACCGAACGTTACTATGTTGGGGGCAAAGAAGAAACTCAAAGCTCCCATAATATAAAATCCATACACACATATGTATGTTACCAATCCACCGAGTGTTGCCATTCTTGGTATCCTTTCTCCTCAATAATATTTCTTAGTGATAGCTGTGAATCTGCCACAGCACCACGATTACAGTTAACAAACATCAACGCATTAGTGATGTCGCCTTCTTCATTAATAATATCTGCGATGTGTGGTGTGTAGTCATC